CTTTCGGGGGCGCTCGTTGTCGCCTAGATGGAGGTCTTATGGTTGCGAGAGTTATAGTATTTTCATACTCAATTCTTCTTGGCCATAGGTTTGTCCATCTGGCGACGAGTTTAACCTTGCATTATGTTTCTAAAAAGGAAGGCAATTCGTCAACCTCTTCGGTTGATTGGTTGCATTTCCCCTACAGATTTATGTAATGTTTAGGTTAGGCTTTCTCTTGTCCCTTTAGAAAAGGACACATACTGCCTCCTGTTGGAGGCTGGGGTTTGTACCTCAGTTACTTGATTGGGTGGTTATTATGCCTGGAAAAACTCAGCCGCAAACATATAGATGGGTCTATAAACATACCGAGTACGTTGATGGTGCCCTGGTAACTAACACTAATCTTACAACGGAATACACCTGGGTGGATTCCGTCGGATATAGTGCTAATTTACCGGATTGGCGCCTACGTATTAGGTCTGGTCTAGACTGTACTACAGCAGCGGTTGGTTTTCGTTCCAAGGTCATTAATAATCGCGCCGGACAGCTTACCGCACAACTTTTTGTGATACCGGCAGGCATATCTTATGTTGATAGTTATGAAGGATCGATTTCATCAAATCTCGATCCCGCTATATCCTATCCGCATAGTCAAGAGCTTTATGACTCAGCTCTATCGGCGTTCGTCTCAAAAGCCCGCGAGGCCCAGCACAAACTTTAGTTTGGCGTGGTCTTGGGGGAAATACGTGAGACGATAGGTCTCCTGAAATCTCCTATTCGTGGATTTAGAAAGCTAACTCGTGAGTATCATAAGCGGGCCAAGAGGCTCGCTAAGACAAAAACGACCAAGCGTAATCTAAAGAAACGGTTAGGTGAAGAGTGGCTTCGTTACTCTTTTGGAGTAAAACCACTTCTGCAGGACATCGACGACGCCATGCACGACCTGGCCTATTTATTGGAGGGCAGGCCGCCCGTTCAACCCATTCTGGTTGAGCGGTCGGATTCGACTTTGCAGTATACCTATGATGGTGCTGCGACCTCGATTTCGTTCTGGACTAGCACGCTTAATGCGTACGACCGGGTGCGGGAATCTGTAATTATTCGTGGTATGGTGCGGGTAGATATCCCTAAGATAGGTTCTGCCTATCAAGGGGATGCTGCCATCACTCAAGCCATGTCTGAATTTGTTCCTACACTTTGGGAGTTGATACCTTTCTCATTCATCGTTGATTATTTTACCAACGTGGGTGATTTTATATCAGCTATAACTTTTCTGGAAAACTCCGTCATTTGGTGCAACTGTACCCGTAGGCTTATTACGACTCAGGTAAAGAATTTCTCTTACCGTTTCGAAACGCCGGGGTCTGCGTACCGTGTTGATAGTGTCCAGACAAATAATCCAGAGAGCGCGGTCGAGTCAACTAAGTTTAGGCGTGATAAGGTTGAATCTTTCATCCCTGTGCTTCATACGGACTTTGGTAGTCTGGAGAAGTGGAGGAGGATGACCAATCTTACCGCCCTACTTGCAAGTTGCCGATCTGCATACAATTAAACCATAGACGCCTTGAAAACGTCTTCATCTTGAGGTCATATAATATGACAGTTGCCATTGCTTCCCCGGTCACGGGGGCGCCCATTACGGGTCTAACCAGTCCTACGCATACGCTTGTGGCGGATACTCCGCCAAAAAGTAATGCGAAAGCCTGGATCGTGTCCGCTTTAGGTGGCACTCAGACGAACGTACGAGCTCACACCCTGTCTGATCCGTTCTCGATTACGGTTTATAAGCCGGAGGTGCCAAAAGCACTTCCGTCGAAGAACCCGATATCGGGCGCGTATCCTTCGGTTCCTGTGAACCAGTACGCGTTTATTATCAGGAAGGGTGTTAAGATCGATTCTACTGGCATTCTGCGTACAATGGTTATTCGATTGCTAATCGATGTACCGGCGGGCGCGGATGCTAGTGACGCTGTTAACATCAAGTCTGCACTGTCCTTGCTCTTCGGAGTAGGCTGGGCTGAAGGCGACGACTTTTCGGACTTAAGTGTCCTAGGCGTTCTCTAAGCTCATCCCCTTATGGGGTTGCGTAGTTTATCCTGACTTTAAACACTGAGGAGTGCGTATGGAAATTTCCACCTATGCTCTTTATTCACACCTGCTCGAAGACATCGGCTTTTCTAAAAAACCCACCATTCCGGTGGACAAAGCCGAAAGTCTCCAAGAGGCGGCAAGGCTGTCAATCGCTCATTCACTGCTGAAGAAATTCAGTAACGAGTCGAGTGAGAAGGCGGATTCTGCTGCTCTCCTAAAGTTTCTAGAGTCTAATAATCGCTCTAGGGACTGGAAACTGCTGCTTAATACCTCTTCGGACGAAGTTCTATGGGGGGAGTTTAAAAGCTCTCTCTATAGGTTTTGGCTCAAAGAAGGTAATCCACTTTGCGAACCAGATACTGATCTTCTTCCGCTTTCGCGGGGGAGGACCGGCCCTGGGGCTGCAGTGGGTGCGATAGGAGAATCGTTTTATGCGAAACTCTTTAATTCGCCGCTGAGCAGTACAAGCTCCGACCTGTATAATTCATACAGGAGCTACGTTTGTCGATTCCCGTTGTGGAAAGAGGCCGAAGAAATTCGGTTCCAATCCGCCGGGGAGTACAATGTAGTTTCAGGTAGTCGTCTCTCTTTTGTTCCAAAGAACAAAGACATTTCGCGATGCATATGTGTTGAGCCTTCGCTCAACATGTATTATCAGCTGGGCCTTGGTGATGTGCTTGTTGGTCGTATCCACGACTACTTTCACATTGACCTGAAAACTCAGCAGTTTCGCAATCGCGATTTAGCGCGGATCGGGTCAATTTTTGACAGCAATGTCACAATTGATCTGGCATCGGCATCCGATTCTATAAGTTGGAACCTTTGTAAGGAGGTTCTCCCTAGTAGTATGTGGAAGCTTTTGTCCCGATATCGATGTCGTTTAACAGATATACCCGGTTTAGGTATATTCCCGTTAGACATAGTATCTTCCATGGGGAATGGTTTTACCTTTCCCCTACAGACGATACTATTCTGCGCTATGGTCGAGGCGTCCTTCAGGTGTGCTGACATGCCATTCATCCGTGATTTCGAACAGAAATCATGGGGCGTGTTCGGAGACGACATAATTGTTCCGAAAGGAAAAGTTATGCGTAACCTACTAAGGCTTCTAGCTTTAGCTGGCTTCACCGTGAATGAAGACAAATCATTCTTTGAAGGAAGTTTCAGGGAATCTTGCGGGGCCGATTATTACAACGGCCACGATGTGCGAGGTGTCTACCTCCAATCGTTGGAGACACCGCAAGATATCTTCGTTGCAATTAACCGTTTGAACTTGTTCTCAATGAAAACAGGCATCAGATTATCTCGTACTGTACAGTACCTAATGGGTTTTTGCCCTCGGGTATTTGTACCTCTTCATGAAAATGAAGATGCCGGGATAAGGGTCCCTAGTTCGCTCATCTGTATGGGCGGACGCAGGGTCCTGGTTAATAGTAACGGTTCATGGGCATACAAAGCCTATAGGCCGTCTACTCGACGCATCTCATTCACTGATGACCAGATCATTATTCCGAAGTTCCTTCGCAAGAAGGGTTATTTCTTTAATGGTCCTGGTGCATTAGTGGCGTTTTTGCAACGTTCTTTGGATGCATGCGGTTTTGCTCTTAGGCTTAAGACAACTCCGTATGTTCTTAAAGGATGCATTACCCCTAATTGGGATATGCATCCGGAGACCCACCCCGATGCGGGGTGGACCCTCTGGCGGCGTCATGAAGACGCCGTCTACTTGAACATCCTGTTCTAGTAGATCCCGG